ATGGCCAAAAAAATGCCCGAACTGGAAGCCTACAAATACGGCTTCCGCGACGAGCACAAAGCGGTGTTCCAAACGGGCAAAGGTTTGAGCCCCGACGTCGTGAAAGCCATCTCCAGCCTGAAGGGCGAACCGGAATGGATGCTGGATTTCCGCCTGAAGGCGCTGGACATTTTCCTGAAGAAGCCGCTTCCCCGCTGGGGCGGCAATCTGGACGACCTGGACTTCGACGACATCCAGTATTACGTGAAACCGTCCGAGAAGCAGGGCCGTTCGTGGGATGAAGTGCCCGAGGAAATCAAGCGGACGTTCGACAAGCTGGGCATTCCGGAGGCGGAGCAGAAATTCCTCGCCGGGGTTTCCGCCCAGTACGAATCGGAAGTGGTGTACCACAACATCAAGAAGGAGCTGGCGGCGCAGGGCGTCATTTTCATGGACACCGACACCGCCCTGAAGGAATATCCGGAGCTGTTCCGGGAATATTTCGGCACCGTCGTGCCCCCGACGGACAACAAATTCGCCGCGCTGAACAGCGCCGTCTGGTCCGGCGGCAGCTTCATCTACGTGCCGAAGGGCGTCAAGGTGGACATTCCGCTGCAGGCCTATTTCCGGATCAACTCCGAAAACATGGGGCAATTTGAACGGACCCTCATCATCGCCGACGAAGGCAGCTTCGTCCACTACGTCGAAGGCTGCACGGCGCCGATCTACACCACCAATTCGCTGCATGCGGCCGTCGTGGAAATCATCGTGAAGAAAAATGCCCGCGTGCGCTACACGACGATCCAGAACTGGGCGCCGAACGTGTACAACCTGGTGACGAAGCGGGCCGTCGCCGAAGAAAACGCCACGATGGAATGGATCGACGGCAATATCGGATCCAAGCTGACGATGAAATACCCGGCCGTCATCCTGAAGGGCCGCGGCGCCAAGGGACACGTCATGTCCATCGCCGTCGCCGGCAAAGGCCAGCACCAGGACGCCGGCGCGAAGATGATCCATCTCGCGCCCGAAACGACGTCGACGATCGTGTCGAAATCGATCAGCAAGCAGGGCGGCAAGGTGACCTACCGCGGGCTGACGTCCTTCGGCCGCGATGCCGCGGGGTCGAAGGCCAACATCCAGTGCGACACGCTGATCATGGACAAAGAATCGACGTCGGACACGATCCCGTACAACGAAGTGCGCAACGACAACATCATCCTCGAACACGAAGCCACCGTGTCGAAGGTGTCCGAAGAGCAGCTGTTCTACCTGATGAGCCGCGGCCTGTCCGAGGCGGAGGCGACCCAGATGATCATCATGGGCTTCATCGAGCCGTTCACGAAGGAACTGCCGATGGAATACGCCGTCGAGATGAACCGGCTCATCAAGTTCGAGATGGAAGGTTCGATCGGATAATCCTTGATTTTACGGGGATTTTGAGGGGCTGAAAGTGGTCTGGACCAAAATCGGACCAAAATTTCAACGGACGTACTGCTCGTAAAGAGTGAGTGCGTCCTTTTCTATTTTCTTCGTGACGTGCAGGTACTTTTCGGTGGTCTTTATGCTGGCGTGTCCGAGCCGCTCGGCTACGTACCGGATCGGCGCACCGGCTTCAAGCAGATGGACGGCGTGGCTGTGTCGAAGGGCGTGCGGTGAGAGCTGCGGGAGACCGGCACGTTTGCAAACTTCTTTCATATACTCACGCACGACATTTATCCGCAGCCACCGACCGTCCGGATTGTGGAAAACCAGGTTGAGATCGGAGCGTTTGAGCCCGTATCGGAGAACGGTTTCTTTCTGATTCAGCCGATACTCTTTCATGACGCGGATCGTCTCCGAATCCAGCTTGATTGTGCGAATGCTTGATTTGGTTTTCGGCGTGGTAACCCGCGGATCGGTGTTGCGCGGGTAGATGAGCGTTTTCGTGACCGACAGCGTTCCGTTTTTCAGGTCGATGTCGTCCCAGGTCAGGGCAAGCGCCTCGCCGATCCGGAGACCGGTCCGAGCCATGAGTGTGAAAAGCGCTTGGTAATGCCGGGAGTGCTGATATTTCGCTCCTTTCGCCGGAACGCAGGCGTCCAGAAAGCGACTGAGCTCCTCGACCGTGAAAAACTTGATCTTTTCGGCATCCTCGCTTTCGTCCTTTCGAATTTTGATCCGGACGAGGGGGTTGTCTCGGAGGATGCCGAATTCATGGATCGCGTCATTAATCGCGCTGCAGAAGATGCTGTGAATCCGCCGAACGGTTCCCTCACTATATTTTTCGCGCAGTTCGTTGATCCACTGTTGATATTCCGACCTGGTGATGTCCTTCAGCCGGTAGTTTCCCCAGCGCGGGAGGATGTTCAGGCGCACATTTTGCTCTTGGACAAGATATGTATTGAGCTTCACAGCCGGACGCTTGAACGTCTCCAGCCACTTCTCCATATATACCGCGATCGTTTCATTCCCGTTTTCTGCAAACCCCCGCTCCTCGATCCGCAGCTCCTCGGCGGCCGCAGCAAGTTCCGCCTCCTTTTTGGTTTTGAAGCCACCTTTCGATTTTAGCCTATACTTTCCGGTCCTACGGTCAACATAGCTGATTCGATATTCCCAGCCATTGCTGCGTTTTCGGAAGGATGCCAAGATTTGTCACCATCCTTTCCAAACGTACGTTCGATAATAAGTGTATTTTAAAAAGTCTTACGTCTGAAAATCTCACGATGAGAATAATTGCTGCAGATGTTCCCTCTGTTTTGTCTTTTCTTCCTCCACTTCTTTATCCCACGGGAGCAGAAGTCCTTCCCTGAAGAATGTTGTTTCCGCGCCACATTTTATGCAGTACCTTGCGTTACCATCAGCTGTAGCGCCACATCCCCAAATTTGAACACCTCTCTCGTCGTATTCGACGTTTGTGCACTTGTTTATAAGAGTTGTTGCGCAAATTTTGCAGTATGTAGCATGTTCATCAATTTCTTCATTTCCGCAGCGAGGACAAACGATAGCTTTACCATTTTCATCAACCTCAAAACCTCGATAAATCATACCCTTCCCCTTTCTTCGAGTTGAAAATAATTTATATGCGCAAATCGGGCAGTATCTAGCATAACGACTGATAAAAGGTTGGCCACAAATTAAGCATTGTTTTGAATTTAAGATCTTGTTTGTGAAAGCCCTAAACCGTTCTTGAAGCGCGGGCATATATGTTGAAATATGGGCCATATCCCAACTAAGCATTTGCATTCTAGTTTCTACTGCTTTGCCTGAGATTTTAAAAACATGAGAAGTATCATCAGTAACATAATGCCCAAATCTTGCACGTAATTGATAAACAATGAATGGTGGTGACAATACATTTCGAGCAAAAGCATTGGCCTCTCGTTCCAAGATCTTGTATCGCCATTCAGAAATTGAGCTTCTGGTTAGAATCGTCTCATTGAACTCTGTTAAATGCCCTAGTTTTATGTGGCCGATTTCGTGCATTAATGTGAAACGAATTCGATAGAGAGTCTCGATGGTGTCATTATAAGCAATTGTGTAATTTGTGCCATCGTAAATCACATAGCCATCTTGACTACCGAATGCGTTTTTAACCTGTTCAATCGACAAATTATTCTCTTTCGCCAATTCCGAATATGTTATTAGTCCCCACTTATTTTTCTTGATAATCTTAAAAGGGTTTATTGGGAAATTCTGTATTCCTTCTTCAATAAAAAATTCAAATACCCTTTTCATTATTACATCGTATCTTGCGGCTTTTGGAAAAATCATCAATCGTCTAGTGCCTCCTTGCCCCGTTTCTTCATTGACTTAATGAGTTGACTTAATACTGCGCGATCACTGGGATCTAATTTTTGCATTTCTCTCGCAATCGCTCGAACATCTTCATCAAATTCAAATTGCGGTTCAGGATCATTTGTTCGACCCAAAAGGTAATCTATTGAGACATTTAGAATTTCAGCAATCTGATTTAACTTGTCGCCTGGAGGAATACTTTTGTTACGCTCATAACTAGAAAAATTTGCTTCGGTCATCCCGAGTCTCTCTGCCATCTGGCTTTGAGTAAATCCTCTTTTGAGCCGATACTCTCTTATCCGATCGCCGAGCGTAGACATAATAATCCCCTTCCACAAAAGAAATTTGATAAAACCCCCCTTGCTAAAATTAAATTTGAGTGTTATATTGTTAGGCAAGGAGGTGATTCGAAAATGGTAACGGCGACCAAAGGGCCTCATACACGTGCGCTTTTGAAAAAGCTCAGAGAGCAAAAGGGAACGCAACGAAAGGTGGCCCAAGATCTTAACATCACCGAAACCCATTTGCGCGAATTGGAAAACGGTCGGTCCGTTCCCGGAACGAAATTGCTCATCAGAATGGAGCATTATTTTGGGGCCTCAAGTAAGGAGTTATTCCCCGATCTTTACGACCCGGAATTTTTTTCTCGGGATTGACTCAAATTTAATTTGCGCTTCATTGGTGATTATAATACGAAATTTGATTTTACGCAAGTTTTATTTGCGTAAATTGGTTAATTGTGCCCATATCTCAAATTAAATTTGAGTCGAATCGAACTACTTAGGAGGTGAAATTGAATAAATGAACAAACCGCAAATTTTCAACCATTCCGTTTTCGGCGAGCTGCCTATCGTCGTTGCAAACGGAATTGAATGGTTCGGGGCCGCGGAAGCAGCGAAAGCTTTGGGGTTTTCGAATCCCCATAAAGCCATTGACCATCACGTCGAGCAAGAGGACTGTACGGTCCATACAGTCCTTACCGAAGGTGGTCAACAAGGCAAAAAATTTATCAACGAATCCGGTCTCTACAGCCTGATTTTTGGTGCCGCCAAACAAGGCAACAACCCGGAAATTCAAGAGAAAGCCAGGCAGTTCAAACGATGGGTCACTTCTGAGGTTTTGCCTGCCATCCGCCAACACGGCGCCTACCTGACCCCGCAAAAAATCGAGGAAGTACTGTTGAACCCCGACACGATCATCGATCTGGCTCAACGCCTCAAACAGGCCAATGAAGAAAAAGCCAGGTTGGCTGCTCAGATCGAAGCAAACAGACCGAAGGTGCTCTTTGCCGAAGCGCTCGAAACATCTGGCAATTCCATCTTGATCGGGGAGCTGGCGAAGATCCTCAAACAAAACGGCATCAACATTGGTCAAAACCGCCTATTCGAGCGACTTCGTCAGGAAGGGTATTTGATGAAGACCCGAGATGAAAGATGGAACGACCCAACGCAGAAAGCGATGGAGCTCGGCTTGTTCGAAATCAAGAAGCGTACGATCAATTCCCCGGATGGCACCGTGAGAACCGTAAAGACGACCAAAGTGACCCCGAAAGGCCAAATCTACTTCATTAACAAATTCAAGACTGAATTGGCAAAAACATCGTGAGAGTCCCTGCAAGGTGATCGTGATGTTACAAGTCCAAATCGACGAATTTGCAGTCCACGAAGAAGTCCGCCGGCAGGTCGCCGAGAAGCTCAGAGAAGCCGACACCGAACTGGTGTTTTGGGACGCAAAAGAGCTGATGCGGCGCACCTGCATGAGCTGGAACTTCATTCAACAGCAGTTTTTCTATGATCCCAGGTTTCCCAAAGCAAAGATCGGCTCCAAATGGTACTTTCCGGCGCGAGAAACGCGCGAATTCCTCGAACGGTGGCTTGCGGAGCAAATGAGGAGGTCTTCGGCATGATCGGCATCCACCCGGTCCACCGCCGCATCGCGGAACTCACCATCATTGCGGAACAGAAAAAAGGCTTCGACCGCCTGTCGGCCGCCGAGCTCACCGAGCTCTATATGTGCCTCCGGCTCAATGCGGAATTGGTCCGGCGGCTCGACGAACTGAAAAACCTCGCCTTCGTGGCGCATTGTGCGGGCGATCACGAATGGGAGCAAGACATCTGCCGTCAAATCGACGCTCTGGAGGTGACGATGCTGTGACCACCAACCAACTCCTCGCAATCTGCCTGTTTTTCTTGGGCCTGGAGGAGCGAGCCCTGCTCGAACGCCGCCAGCCCCTCGCCCGCTGGGCCCGCCGCATGTATGAGCGGTATCGCGCCAGGTTGAACCGGGTGCGCTCCGGGGAGTCGGACGCGGCAGCCCGGTCGTACCGACCGGCGCGGGGGATGGAAGCGCCGGGGGTGGCGCCATGACCAAGCACATCCGCCGCTTCCAATTTTACTGCCGGAAAGCCGCCGCCTACGCGACGGACCGGCGGCCGCGGCAACAACGCAACAAATATCGGTTCGACCGGCTCATGGCGTACAAGGCGGCCATGCAACGCCGGATCGAGGCCGACAGGTGGCGCTGGCGGGCGGCGATTGAGATGGAGGTTGAGAGAGCATGCACGTGATCAGTTTGGGAGCCGGCGTCCAAAGCACGACCATGTTGCTCATGGCCGCGCGTGGCGAGATCGAGCCGAAACCGCGCTACGCCATATTCGCTGATACGGGCTGGGAACCGAAGGCGGTATATCGCCACCTCGATTGGTTAAAAGGCGAGGCAGCGCGATATGGCATCGAAATCATCACAGTGTCAAAGGGAAACTTGCGTGACGACCTGATCGAAGCGTGCGAACATGGGACGAGATTTGCATCCATCCCATTTTACACGATCAATCCAGATGGAAGTCTGGGAATGGTGCGGCGTCAGTGTACCAAGGAATACAAGATTGAAGTCATTCAGCGGAAATGCCGCGAGCTACTTGGTTACAAACCGAGACAACGAATTCCAGAAGGCGCTTTAACTCAATGGATCGGCATCAGCTTGGACGAGTACCAACGCATGCGGACGAGCCGGGATAAATGGATCGTCCTGCGCTATCCGTTGATCGAAAAGGAAATGACACGAGCGGACTGCTTGGCGTGGTTGGAGCGTCACGGCTATCCACAGCCGCCAAAAAGCTCCTGCATCGGGTGCCCGTTTCACAACAACCGCTACTGGCTCGAAATGAAACGCAACAACCCGGACGAGTGGGCAGAAGCTGTGGAAATCGATCGGAAAATCAGGAAGATTCCGCGCTTCCGAGGACAGGTATTTCTCCATGCGCAACGGGTTCCGCTTGATCAGGTGGATCTTGGTGAAGATCAGATGGATCTGTTCGACGGATTCATCAATGAATGCGAAGGGATGTGCGGTGTGTGATCATCCACCGCATCGGTCACCCTCCGCTTGAAATCCGCCGCGGCGCCCGCGCCATGACCAATCAACCCCGTCCCTGCCGCGAAGACGACGGCTACGCCCACCCCGAGGACCCGGTGGATCGCCTGGGCCGGCTGTTCGTAGCGCTCCGGATCAGGGAGCGGTACGGGGTGACGTTTGAGCGGTATGTGCAGCTGGTGAGGTCGGGCGCGTGGGAATCCTACGTGACCTAGCCTTGAAAGGAGGTGAACAGGAGCAATGAGCGACAACAAATGCGCACGTTGCGGCCGCCGGCTGAAAGATCCGAACGCCACCTACGGACCGATTTGCGCACGGAAGGTGGCGGCCGAGCAGGCACGGGACCAGCGGAATGCCGACGACTCGATCGTCATCACCCCGACCATTACCGACGGCTACGCCGGCGCCCGCGGTCCAGACGGAGCTGTGAAGGTGGTACGGATCCGTAACGGGGTGCAAGAGCCACTGGAGGGTCGATGGCATCATACCGGTTTCTCCCATGGCCAGTTCAACTGGGGATACGGTGGATCCGGGCCCGCTGATCTGGCGCGGAGCATCATCGCCGACTTAATCGGCACCGACAACCCGGACCCGGCCATCTATCAGCCGTTCAAATGGGAATTCGTCTCCAGCTGGGGCGACCGCTGGGAAATTTCGCTCGACGAGATCCGTGCCTGGGCAGAAAAAAGAGCAGCCGCCCAATAAAGGGACGACTGCACAAATCCACCTTTCCGCAATTATAGCACGTTTTCGAGGAGGTTGCATCCGTGCCCGTTCAAATCGCAAGAAAATCGCGCGACCTTGAGGCCGACCTCGCGATTTGCGAGGCGGCCACGCCGGGGCCGTGGGCGGTGTGCGGCCGGTATGTCGTCCGGGACAAGTACGAACTGGGCAATTACCGCCAAGCCGTGTTTAAGGCCGAACATATTCCGAAGATCGAGGCGGATATGCGGTTCGCAGTTGAAGCCCGCGAAGGCTGGCCGTATGCGATCCGGCGGGCGCTGGCGGCGGAAGCCGAGATCGATCGGCTCCGGAACGAGATCCAAATCCTGCAGGAGCAGCTGGAGCAATGCTCCCATCGGTAAATCTTTTCGAGCATCAGAAAACCATCCTGCGGGAACTCGAAAAGCGTCCCTATTTCGCCATCTTCGCCGAACAGGGCACTTCAAAGACGCTCCCAATGCTCATCCACGCGTTTCGCCTGTTCAAAGCTGGTGCGATCCGGCACGCGCTGGTGGTGTGTCCCAGTTCGGTGCGGGGAAGTTGGAACCGGGACATTCGCCGGTTTTTCTCCCCGCTCGAACAGCGGATCTTTGAAAAGTTTCTGACCGTGACCACCTACGACCTGGTGTGGCGCCGGCTGGAATTTGATCGGCAGTGGGACATGATGGTGCTCGATGAGTCCCACTTCATCAAAAACCGTACCAGCAACCGGTACCGCGGCCAGATCAAGAAGGTGGACGGCAAGCGCCGACGGGTGACAAACGGGATTCAGCAGATCAGCCGTCGGTCCAGATTCCGGTACATCATGACCGGCACGCCGATCGGAAACAGCCGGTGGGAAGAAATATGGGCGCAATTCGACTTCATGTGTCCGGGACTGCTCGGCACATATTCCGAATTCGAAAAGGAATATTGCATCATCGGCCCATATTACAAGCCGATCGAATACCGGAATATCGACAAACTCAAGACCATCATTGCCCAGCATTCGATCTGGATCCGGAAAGCGGACTGTCTGGACCTGCCGGAAAAACTGCCGCCGGAGCGTCTGACGATGGAGCTCGAGGAGCGGAGGCTGTACAAGGAAATGCTCCAGAACTACATCGAAGAGCTCGACATCGAAGCGAAAAATCCGCTGGCGCGCCTTGTGAAGCTCCGGCAGATGTGCAGCGGTCACATCCGGGACGACGCCGGCACGGTCCATCGGCTGAAATGCGCGAAGTCTGCGGCGTTGGACGAGCTCCTCGAAAACTGGGATAAGAAGCTCGTCATCTTCGCGGAATTCGAGGAATCGATCGCCGACATCTGCCGCGTGCTGGAGAAACGCAAAATCCGCTATGTGACCCTCGACGGCCGGCAGAAGAACAAGCAGATCTGGAAAAGGTTCCAGACGGAGCCGGACCTGCAGGTGATTGTTTGCCAGTACCGCTCGGCGTCGGCCGGAATCGACTTGTTCGCGGCGGACACCATGATTTTTTACGAACCCACGCTCAGCAGTCAGACGTTCGAGCAAGCCTGCGATCGGATCCACCGGCCGGGCCAGAGGGAGAAATGCAGCTACATCCTGTTCGAGACGGCCGGGACGGTCGAGGTGAAGATCTGGGACGCCCTCATGCGGCATCGCGACTTCAATGAAACTGAGTTGCGGGCTTTCGTGAAGGAGGTGCAATACAACGTTGGATGAGCTCATCGTAGACAACTTTGCCGGCGGTGGCGGCGCCAGCACCGGCATTGAAATGGCGATCGGCCGTCCAGTGGACATCGCCATCAACCATGACCCGGCGGCCATCGCCATGCATCGCACCAACCATCCCCGGACGGTGCACTACAACGAGAACGTGTGGGACGTCGATCCGCGGGAAGCCACGAAGGGACGGAAAGTTGCGCTGTGTTGGCTTTCCCCGGACTGCACACATTTTTCCAAAGCCAAAGGCGGGAAGCCGAGGGACAAGAAAATCCGCGGACTTGCATGGGTGGCGGTCCGCTGGGCAGCGACGGTACGGCCCAGGGTAATCATCCTTGAAAACGTGGAAGAATTCCGGGATTGGGGGCCGCTTGACGAGCGCGGGTACCCGATCGAAGAGCAGAAAGGACGAATCTTCCGGTCATTCGTGAGCGCTCTCCGCCGGCAAGGATACGAGGTGGACTGGCGCGAGTTGCGAGCCTGCGACTATGGCGCCCCGACTATCCGAAAACGATTTTTCCTCATCGCCCGGTGCGACGGCCGGACGATCGTCTGGCCAAAGCCGACACACGGGGACCCGCAGAGTCCGGCAGTGCAGGCCGGAAGGTTGAAACCGTGGCGGACAGCTGGTGAGATCATCGACTGGTCGCTACCGGTTCCCAGCGTCTTCGACTCGTCCGAGGAGATCATGCGGAAATACGGAATCCGGGCGGTCCGGCCGCTGGCCGCCAACACTATGCGGCGAATCGGTCTCGGGGTTTGGAAGTTCATCCTGAACAATCCCAATCCTTATATCGCCCCGGTGGAATGGAAGGAAGGGGTTCACTCCGGACCGGTGGCGGCGTTTTTGGCGAAGTATCACACGGAGACAACGAACGATCCGAGAGGACAGACACTGGACAGGCCGCTGCTGACGCAAGACACGTCGAATCGGTTCGCGCTGGTCACGGCGAAGCTTCAGCGAGCGGAAGAACCGAACCCGAACGGTGAACGAGTCTGGGCATTCCTGATTGCCTACTACGGATCCAGCATCGGCCAGCAAATGAGCGAACCGCTGGGAACGGTCGTCACAAAAGACCGCTTTGGTCTTGTGATGGTGCGTGGGACACCATACCGGATCATCGACATTGGACTCCGGATGCTGGAACCGCACGAACTGTATCGGGCGCAGGGATTCCCGGAGGGGTATGTCTTCGACCGGGATGACGCGGGGAGACCGCTCCCGAAGAAGGACCAAGTCGAGAAGTGCGGGAATGCGGTTCCGCCGCAATTCGCGGAGGCTCTGGTCCGGGCAAACCTTCCGGAATTGTGCAGACGGGAGGCGATGCTTGCATGATCAGTGGCAAAATCCGCACCCGGGACGGCGAGCTGGTTTTCGTCAGGGACGAAAAGGACTTTGTCCAGCTCGTCGAGCGCGAAATAGGATACGACGCCGCCCAGCTGGTTCGAGAGTTGGCTGATCTGGCCGACATGACTCAGCAGCGGTTGCAAACGGACCTCAATAGTTACGAATCAGAACTGTCAGAGCTCCAGATCGCAATCCGGGATCTAGACCGGAAGCCCGACGCGCTGATCGCAATCTCCAATAAGCAGCGCATAAACGCTGCCGACAAGCGGGAGCTCCGTCGTCTGGCGGAAATGATCCGAGGGTTGCTCAGTCTGGCGCCATGAGGTGGTGAAATGAACGAAAACATCTGGATCTACGACTGCGAAGTCTTTGCCCACGACTGGATTTTTGTCGCCAAGCGGCCGGACGAAAGCGGCGAACAGGTGGTGTTGCACAACGACCCGGCAGCCTTTCGATGGTGGGCGGACAGCTTCGGACGGGACGGTTCCTTGGTCATCGGAGGATACAACACCAAGCACTATGACCAGTGGATCATCAAAGCGATTTATTTCGGCGCCACCCCGGAAGAAATCAAGAAGATCAGCGACTTTATCATCGCCGGGGGTAACGGTTGGGATCATCCGTTTTTCGCGGAAACGCGGTGGCCGCCCTGGATGAACTTCGATCTCATGGATGACATCCCGGTCCCGCTGCGGCTGAAAGAAATCGAGGGAAACCTCGGCATGGACATTGAGGAAAGCAAAGTTTCCTTCGACATCGACCGGCCGCTGACGGAAGAGGAGCGAAACGAAGTCATCCGGTACTGCTGCCACGACGTCGACGCCGCAATCCGACTCTATCATGAGCGCAAGGATTACCTGCAGTCCAAGATCGCCGTCGGCGCCATGTGTGGTCTGTCGGCCGGGGAAAGCCTGCGGCTGACCAACGCCAAACTCACGGCGGAATTCCTGGGAGCGCAGCCGCCGCAAACGGACTGGCCGGACCGGGACGTCTATGAATTCCCGGAGAACCTGATCATCACGAAGTACCCGCAGGTGATTGAGTTCTTCGCCGACGTCGATCCGGAACGAAAGCGCAAACTCAAAATCGACATTGCCGGCGTCCCGCACACAATCGCCTGGGGCGGCCTGCACGGCGCCCGGGAGTGCTATCGGGAGGAACGGACGGAAACCCGCCGGATCTCCAGCCGGGACGTGACGAGCTACTATCCGAGCCTCATGATCGTGAATGGCTACATGAGCCGGAACGTCCCGGATCCCGGACAGTTCAAACGGGTTTACGAGCGGAGGATCGAAGCCAAAAAGGCCGGGGACAAGGCCACCGCGGACGCGCTGAAGCTGGTTTTGAATACCACGTTTGGCGCCATGAACAACCAGTTCAACAAGCTCTATGACCCGCGAATGGCGCTGGCGGTGTGCGTGTCGGGGCAGCTCTATCTGATCGACCTTATCGAAAAGCTGGAAGAGGTCCCGAGCTTTCGCCTCATCCAGTCCAACACGGACGGGCTGATCATCTCCTACGACGCCGAGCACGAGACGGAGATCGACGCCGTAATCGACGAATGGAGCCAACGGACCGGCTTCGGGATGGAGGCGACCGACGTCGAGAAAATCGTCCAGAAGGACGTCAATAACTACGTCCTGCGGACCACCGGGGGCGAAGTGAAAGTCAAGGGTCCCTACCTCGCCGTCCTCGACGCCCCGCACTGGCGGCAAAACAGCATGAAGATCGTCGCGAAGGCAATCGTCGAAAACTTGCTGAACGGCGTGCCGCCGGAGGAGACGATCGGCGCCTGCGATGATATGGAACAGTTCCAGATCATCACGAAAGCCGGCAACACCTACGACAAGGTCATCTGGCGGAGCCCGGCCGGCGAGGTTGAGGTCCAGAATGTCAACCGGGTGTTCGCCAGCATCAACGAGGACGCCGGTACGTTGTACAAAGTCAAGCTTCCGAAAGCGCCCGGCGAAAAAGAACGTCGGGACAAGATCGCCGATCTACCGGAACACTGTTTCATCGCCAATCGGCAGATCGACTTCAGATTAGAACTGCTCGACAAGCAGTTCTATATAGACCTTGCAAAAAAGAGGATTAATGACTACTTGGGCGTGAAGCCCGAAAAACCTGCAAAAAAGGAGAGGAAGAAAACCATGGCAACGAAGACCAAAGCCACTGAAACCGCACAAGTGCAGGAAACTGTTCCCGCGGATCCGCGGCTCCGGCTCTACCAGAAACTCGCGAAGCTTCAGCAAATTATGGACTCGTTCGAATGGACGAAGGACGGTAAGAACCGGCACCAGTCCTACGAGTACATCACGGAAAAGCAATACAAAAACAACTTCAAAAAGGCCCGGGCCGAGGCCGGGCTGCTGTGGAAGATGGAGGAGATCGGTCACGAGTTCATCGGCACCATCTCGGACAAGATGCACCTCGTGCTGACGAAATTCCGCGGCCGGCTGATCGACCCAGAGACGGGCGAGTTCGAAGAATACCTTTTCTCTGGCAGCGGCGCCGACAACGGCGACAAGGCGCTGTACAAGGCGTACACCGGCGGGCTGAAGTTTTTCCTGGCGTCGAACTTTCTCGTCGCCGAAGGAAACGATCCCGAAAACGATGAGGAGGAAATGCGGCAACTCAAGCCGGCCTATGCCACGCCCGAACGGCGGGAAGAGATCCGCGGCGCGTTGACCAACCAGGACGAGCCGGCGACGGAGGAGCAGCTGGAGGCGATCGCGCTCGGCATCGAAGAATTGCAGAAGGCCGGAGTGGACGAGGAGACCATCGCGGGATTCGCGGAGGCCCTCGAAAGCGAGCTGACCAAAGCGGACGCCGAGAAGCTGCTTGACGCCATCACCGAACTGACGGCGACGCCATTCTGAGGTGAGGAATATGCAGATCGACCTCCAAACCCGAACAATCCGACTTCCGGAAAAGCCGCGGCGAGTCAAAAAGATCACGGGGACGAGGCTGGCGCCGATCCTCGGCCTCTCCCCGTGGTCAACGGAATTCGAAGTCTGGTGCGATATGATGGGTGTCTACAAGAAGCCGTTCGAAGAGACAATTTACACGGCCGCTGGCAAAATCATCGAACCGAAGGTCATTAACTATCTGAACCGGCGGTACGCCTTTGGCAAGCTCCAAACACCGACCCAGTACTTCGGCGGCCAGCCGCGTTACGAATGGGACCACTTCCCGGACGAACCGGTATTCGGCGGCATGTGGGACGCGCGGACGCCGACCGCGATCTGGGAACTCAAGACCACCAAACGGGTCGAGGACTGGTACAAACACGGCCAGTTCTCGCCACCCGAATACTACAAGCTGCAGGGCGCGCTGTATGCGTATCTCTCCGGGCTGGACGAGTTCCGGATCGTGCTGTCGATCCTCACGGATAAGGAGTACGAGGCGCCGGAAAAGTTCGAGCCCTCGCCCGACAACACGATTGTCAAGAAGTACAGCGTGGCCGCGGAATACCCGAACTTCGCCGCGCATCTGGATCGGGCACTCAAATGGTACGAGCGGCACATCAACGGTCTCGTGAGCCCGGTCTGGGACGACAAGAAGGACCGGGAGATCGTCCAGGCGCTCACCACCGCGCACGTCCCGCAGCCGGCGGCCGGCGAGGAAGGCGATATCGTCGCGGAGCTCATCCGGCGGATCGAGCCGCTACAGGCCCGGATCGACGCCGTGAGCGAGCAGATCGCCGAGGATGAGAAGACGCTGAAGCAGCTGAAAGACCAGCTCAAGGCGGAGCTGGAGGCGCGGATGAAGGACAGCGACAAGAAGATCCAGGCCGCCGGCAAACTGTACCTTTTCGAAGTCACCAAAACCGCCGCAAGCGGAATCGACACCGACCGCCTGAAAGCAGACGGGCTCTATGAAAAATACCGCAAAAGCGGGTTCACCACCAAAATCACCATCAAAAGGAGCGATGCTGTATGAAGCGCAAACTGGTCGAAGGATTCCAACCCATTCCGGCAGGGGAGCAAGTCGTCCGCATCAAGGAGATCGACGAGACGGACTACGAGAAATTCGACAAGCTGGTCGTCGTAATCGAAGACGCCCACGGCCGCACGGCACGCGTCAACTTCACGTTCGTCAACGACGACGGCACGCCGAATGACACCGCCGAGTTCGTCTATTCGCGGATGGCCCGGGCCGCCATGGGCGACGAAACACTCGATGAAGTGGACACCGCCGACCTGATCGGAAAGTTTGTCCGAGTCGAGATCGAACACCGGACCGGTTCGCAGGGCGGCACGTTTGCGAACGTGAAACGCTGGATCGGCCCCGGAGAACCGTTCGAAGTGAGGAAGTCCGCTGCCGGCAACAAAACTGTCGGATCCGCGGGTGCCGCGTCGCCGGCCGGAGAAGCGCCGAAGAAGAAAACGGCCGCCGAGATCCTCGCCGAAATGAAGGCTCGGAAGGCTGCGGGGAAATGAGAGAGAAGCAGCTGCAGGATGACTGCGTGCGGTATCTCGAGGGGCGCAATATCTACCATGTCGTGACACACGGGAACGCCTTCGAGCGCCGCGGCCGGATCTGTATATCTGCTACCGGGGGCGTTTCATCGGTTGCGAGTTGAAGAAGGGGTCGGGCGACAAGCCCACCCCTTTACAACAAAAGCACCTGCGGGAGATTGAAGCAAGCGGAGGGATAGGGGTATGGCTCACGTCGCTGGATCAACTGAAAAGCCTGCTGTCCTCGATCGATTCGATGCCTTCCTGAAGCTCCGGGAAGACAAGGCGTCGATCAGTTGGGACACCTATCCGGCCGACAGGCTCCGCGCGTGGCCGAACGTCGGTCTGCCCATCCCTGAGCCCTACGTCGCCGTGGACATCGACGACGCCGAGCAGGCGGAGAAGCTGACCCGGCTGGTGACCGAGGAAGGCATCAAGTGTCAAATCATGCAGACGTCCCGCGGCAGGCACTTTTGGTTCGCGACGGCCGAACCGGTCAAGAACACGATCAAGTCGACCACCGGGATCGGCCTCGTCGCCGACTACCGCTCCTGGGGCAAGCAGTCTCAGGTATGCGTGAAATACGCCGGCAAGTGGCGGGAATGGCTGACGGATTGGGACTGGGACGAGCTCGACGAGTTGCCCAGGTGGCTTCGTCCTCTGCGCCAAACGAAATGGCGCTTTTATGAGATGGGCGAGGGCGACGGCCGGAACCAGGTGCTGTTCGAGTACCAAATTCTGCTCGCCAGCCGCGGCTACACACACGCGGAGGCCGCGGAGGTCCTGCGCCTGATCAACCAGTACGTGTTCCGCGAGCCGCTGCCGGATGACGAGCTCGCCAAAGTCTGCAGGGAAGAGGCATACCCGGAAGTCGACCGGCCGGCGCCGGGCGTCGATGTCGACGCGCCCTGGTTCACGGAAAAGGGGAAGTTTCTCCATAACGTCATGGGGGACATTCTGATCAGCGAAATGCGCATCATCAGCCGGCACGAGCGCCTGTACGTGTACAAGGACGGCTACTACCAGCCGGGGGAATACGAGATCCTGCGGGCGATGATCGAAAAATACCCGACCTCGAAGCGCAGCGAGCAGAACGAGGTGCTGAACTACATCACGATCCAGCGGCACATCGGCGACCCGCCGGTGGAGGAGTATGTCATCAACGTCAAAAACGGCCGGCTGGACCTCAGAACCGGAGAGCTTCACCCACACACGCCGGAGGCGTACGACTTCCAGCAGGTCAATGCCGTCTACGACCCCACGGTCTATTACGAGCCGATCGACCGGATGCTCATGCGGGTCTTCTGCGGGGATTATCAGCTGTTCAAGCTGTTCGAGGAAATGCTCGGGTATTGCCTGATCAAGAATTGCCGGATGCAGAAGATCTTCATCATGTTCGGCGACGGCAACAACGGAAAGTCGACGCTCCTGCGGATGATCTGCGCATTCATCGGCGAGGGGAATTATTCAACCCTTTCGCTGCAGGATCTGGAGACAACGTTCAGGCCCGCAGAATTGGAAAACAAGCTGGTCAACCTGGGTGATGACATCCCGGCAACGACGATCAAAGACTCCAGCCGGCTGAAAAGCATCTCGTCCGGGGAGCGGATCACAGTCGAACGCAAGAACAAGGACCCATTCATCCTGAAAAATTACGCAACCCTGATTTTCACCACAAACAAGATGCCACCGGTCAATGACAAGTCGTTCGGGTTTTACCGGCGTCTGATCCTGATTCCGCTGGATGCCAAATTTTCGAACACGGATCCGGACTACGACCCGGATATTTCCCAGAAGGTCGTTTCCGAAGAGGCGCGCAGCTACCTGCTGAACATGGCGGTCCGGGGCCTTCGCCGGCTGCTAAAGAAGGGCTTCACCCGGTCGGAGAAGGTGGAGAAGGCGATCCGGACCTACAAGGTTCAGAGCTCGCATGCGCTGACCTGGCTTTCGGAAAACGACATCACGGAGGAATATCTGCTTTCGAAACACACCGGGGAGCTGTACGCCGAGTTCAAAACATGGTGTGAGCAGGAGGGTGTGGAGAACATTCCCCGGCAGCAGACGTTCACGATGGACATCCAGAAAGAGTTCGATTTCATGATTTCGAAACAGGTGCGGGATCCGAAAACGGGAAAACGGTGCCGGTTTTTCATACGCTCGGGTGGAAGTGAAACGGAAACCTCAGAAATTGAAGTGACGGCGTGACAAGTACTGTCACTTCGTCACGTCGGAAAATCGGAAAAATTTCAAAAATCCGAAGTGACGACGTGACATTTTGTCACTTCACTTTTTCCGAAGTGACACGAAGTGACACCGAAGTGACAGGCTTGAACCCGCGCCAGAACTGGGAAGTTGGATTTTGTCACTTCTGTCACTTCTATTTCCTTTCTTTTACGTACGCGCACGCGCGCACGCACGCGCACGCGCGCATGTAAAAGAAATCAGCAAAAATGACGTGACGAAGTGACAAATTCGGAAAAGTCCAATACTGACGCGGTATCTGGTTGTCACTTCAAATTTGAATGGAGTGACACGAGGTGACAGCGACGTGACAAACGTTGAAAGGAGCCATTTGGAATGAGCCGTGCGGAGAAGCGAGCCTTCTACCAGCGGGTCCGTAAACTCGGCTACCGCGAGTTCTGGCAGGCCATGGACGAGCTGCACACCCGGGCGTACCAGCTGGCCGAACAGCACTATCAAGAAGCTATGGACATCGTGCTGACACCCCGGCAGAAAGCCGCCGTGGTGGCGAAGGCGGAGGAGATCCGGGAGCTTTGGGACGGGGTTTTTGAAATCAGCGTTGATGCCACGGCAGATGTCGAGAATCTGGTGGATGAGTCGGCCGCTTTCGGGATCGATTGCCGGAACGGGAGGTGCGAGTTTTGAGCATAGAGATGATGACCACCCAAAAATGCAGCCATCCATCCTGCCAGTCGCCGGCGACGCATACCTGGGCACTGGTGCCGGTGTGCCGGGGACATCATGAGGCGATTCTGGTGGAGACGGTGAAATATTATCTGTTGGGTGGGCGAACGAGACGGGTGATGTACGAGCGAATACGACACTTGACACCGTGGGGGCGATTGGATTGATCGAAAACAAACTTCGCCGCGGAACATTTCAGCATGTGGAGTCTGAGTTGTACGCCTATCATGAAACGAAAAAAGAGATTGTCCGTCTCAAGAACGAAATCCTCTATGCTTCGGCTCCACCGGATGAGAACATCGGCGGCAGCCGCGGGAACATGCCGGGCGATCCGACCGGCCGGACGGCGGTGCTACTGGTGACGCATCGGAAGATCGAGCAGCTTGAGCGGATCGTTGAAGCGATTGAGAGCGTCGTTGAACGGCTACCGGAAAAGAAAAAACGGCTTGTTCAGTTGAGATATTGGGACAAGCCTAGAACATTAACATGGGATGGGATTGCGTTGAGGTTAAATGTCAGCCGGAGGACTGCTATCAACTGGCGCGATCAAATTGTAACATCTATTGCCGAAATATTGGGATGGAGATAAAATGAAATGGAGGAAATAGCTTCTATGGAGGAATTGCTAGTGACTCCTGATCAAATGCAGTTAATTTTGCAAAGAAAGTATGAGATTGTCACAAGAAGTGAATTGCCAAATGGTTCTGGTACCCAATTTAGATTATCAAACAATGCAATAGTGAACGTATTTAAGACCGGAAAATATAACGTACAGGGTAAAAATAGTGCCGAAGTTCAAACGTATATTCAAAATAATCTCGCAAGTTTTTCTGATGAATCCGCAAGCGTAAATAAGAATGTTTTTGTAGTTTACGGGCATGATCAAAATTCAAGAAATCAACTAGAGTTACTTTTAAGACGATTTGATTTAATTCCGCTCATATTGGATCAATTGCCTTCTGGTGGACAAACCATTATTGAGAAATTAGAAGCTAATATTAGTAGAGCCCATTTTGGAATTATTTTAGCAACTGCTGATGACGAAGGGTATAGAAGAGGACATCCAGAAGAGAAAATGTTTCGGGTCCGACAAAATGTCATCTTGGAAATGGGCATGTTATTAACTCGTTTGGGGCGGGATAGAGTATTTATTCTATTGCAAGATCAGGAAAACCTTGAAAGACCTTCTGATATCCAAGGGCTCATTTACATTCCATTTAAAGAAGATCTTATCAAAGAAGCTGGTCCATTACTTGCAAGGGAACTTGAGAAACTTGGGATTATGATTCCGGCTTCAGCGCTAACATGAAATTTGCACAATTTGTGCACTTTTGGCCTTAAAATTTGTGATAAACTTGTACCATAGAAGAAAATCGATTGCCAAGAGTCCTGGTTAATCCGGGACTCTTTTCTCATATTGTCCAGCCGCCTCGCCGGGGTATGAGCCAGCCCTCTCCTCACTGGGACCGGACCGGTGCGGGGCGGCTGTCCGGGGTTATAGTCAAAAAGAAAGTCCGCAGCATTAATTGCGGACCAGGCATCTTTCTCTTTGCAATTTACCATAGTTTGTGCTGGACGTTACAGGGAGGATTGTATCTACGAATGAAGTCGGTTTCCATACTCTCGCGGATGATTTGACTTGCAACAGGGATGTAAGAGAAATAATTCGCTCTTTTTGATACACAGTCATTTGCTCCATCGCAGTATTGAAGGAAACGTTGGCGCAAATTGCTTGTTTGACCAATGTAGATTGGTTGTCCGTTTGTGTTCCGATCACTCCAAAAGGCATAGACGCCTCCATGTTCAGGAATAAAGGCTGCAGACAACTTATTAAAAACCAATGGATTCGACCAATTCATCATTCGACATTCACCTCCTTTCTTTTGCATAAATTCGACAGAATTATGTAAAAACCTTTATTTGGTGGTTTTAATGACAAACAAAACACAAGTTGCGAAGATGTCCAATCGACCGCTTCGACCATGCGCCATTCCGCTTTGCCCGAATCTTACGCGCGAGCGATATTGCGGGCAGCACGCCTACCGAAAAAAGCAGGACGAGGCGGAGCGGCAGCGCTTCTATGACCGGCATCAGCGGGATCGGAAGGCGGCTGAGTTCTACCGAACTAGGGAATGGCAGCGGCTGCGCGAAAGACGTCTGGCACTTGATCATTATCTCTGCCGGAATTGCCTCGCTGAACAGAAGCTCACCAGGGCGACAGAGGTTGACCACATCATCCCGATCAGGGTGAGGTGGGATCTCCGCCTCGAGCTGAGCAATACTCGGTCGCTGTGCCACCGGTGCCACATGAGGAAGACCGCTGAGGACCGGCGAAGGTACGAATTACCATAAACTGGTAGAAAGTCGCTTTCACGCACTAAAGCGATGGGGTGGGGGAGGGGCAAAAATTTCCAGAACGGCTCCTATGACCGCGCGCCCACCCATTCGCGCGCAAAACTCCCTTTTTGGTGTGAGCTAAAGGAGGTGGTTCCATGGGCAGGCGGGCTAAACCGGTTGAGCTGCTCGTGCTCAACGGAAAAAAGCATCTGACGAAAAAGGAGATACAGAAGCGCCGGGATGCCGAAGCGAAGCTGAAGCCGCCCGCTGACGCCGTGAAACCTCCGTCTTGGCTGACGCGGGAGGCGCGGAAAGTCTGGAAGCGGGCGATCGCCTCTCTTGATCCGCTCAAAATCGTGACAAATGCCGATGTCGAGCAGCTCGCGATGTTCTGCGACGCTGCAGCGAGGTATGCGGAGTGCAGCCGGATCATCGCGAAGGAAGGTATCGTAATCATCGGCCCGAAAGGCCCGATGCAGCACCCGGCAGCTGTGGCCCAGGCGAAGTACGCGGCGATCGTGACGAGGATCGGCTCAAAATTCGGCCTTGACCCGTCCGGCCGGGCCTCGCTCGCAATTCCAAAGGGCGACGACGAGCCGCAGGATGAATTCGAGAAGGTGTTCGGCTCGTGATCGCGACGAAACTGGACGCCGCAACGCAGTACGCCTGGGACGTCATGGAGGGGCGCCAGGTCGCCGGCAAGTGGGTCCGGCTTGCATGCGAGCGGCACCTGCGGGATCTGGAACGCGCTGGCACACAAGATTTCCCATACGTGTTCAATCCGGAGAAGGCGGAACGAGTGTTCGCCTTCTTTCGTTTTTGCCGGCATGTGAAGGGTCCGCTAGCTGGGAAGCCGGTCGAGCTTGAACCGTGGCAACGGTTCCTGCTCGGCAACCTGTTCGGATGGGTGCATATGGACACCGGATACCGCCGGTTCCGCAAGTCATATACCCAAGTGGCCAGCGGAAATGGGAAGTCGACGGTGCTTTCCGGACTCGGTCTGTACATGCTCATGGCTGACGGAGAGTTCGGTGCCGAGGTGTACGCCGCGGCGACGAAAGCCGAACAGGCCCGGATAGTGTTCAACGCCGCCAGGGTCATGGCGACCAGGAGCCCGGAGCTTCTCCGTCGGCTGGAACCGAAACGTGGGCGGATCGAGCACCCGGCGACGGAAAGCTTCTTCCGACCGCTCAGCAAAGACGACCAGCAAAAGGGCGATGGACTGGCGCCGCATTTGGCCATCATCGATGAGTATCACGCGCACCCGACATCAGAGATTTACGACGTCCTGGCACAGTCACTCGCGAAGCGCGCGCAGCCGCTTCTCTTCGTCATTACCACGGCAGGATTTGACCTTTCTTCTCCATGCTACGAGGAATACCAGTACGCCTGCAAAGTGCTGGAGGGTGACGTCGAGAACGAGGAATATTTCGCTTACATCGCCCAACTTGACGCGGACGACGATCCGAAGGACGAATGCGTCTGGATCAAGTCGAATCCGCTGGTCGCCACGACGGAATGGGGCATGCGGTCGCTCCGGGCGCAGCTGAAGGAGGCCCTGGAAGTGCCGAGCAAAATGCGGCACTTCCTCACAAAAAACATGAACATGTGGGTTGACCAGAAAGAAGACGGATACATGAACATGGCGAAGTGGCGCTCCTGTGCGGCAACGAAAGATAATCCGATACCGGACCTGACCGGCGCGCCGTGTTACATCGGCGTGGACCTATCCGCAAAGATCGACCTTTGCAGCGTGGCATTGGAATTTCCGCTCGGAAATGGCCGTTTCGCGGTCCGATCCCATTCGTTTATCCCGGAAGAGCGCTTGAGAGAGCGGATGAAAACGGACAAGCGTCCCTATGACGCATGGGTGAGGTTGGGGTGGCTCTCTGTCATACCCGGCGCCGTGGTTGACCAGGAAGCTGTTATCGAATGGATCGAAAAGCAGGTTGAAATGCACGGATGGAAAGTGCAAGAAATCTGCGGAGATCCTTGGAATGCCACACAGTTTGGCATCGAGATTCAAAGGCGAGGGTATGTTTGGGTTGAGATCATACAAGGCGTCCGGACGCTTTCCGAGCCGACGAAAGACTTCCGGGAGCGTGTCTATCGTGGTCAGATCATCCACGATGGAAGCCCGGTCCTTCAATGGGCGATGTCGAATGCTGTGGAGAAGATCGACGCGAAAGGAAACATCATGCTGGACAAGGAGAAAAGCCGTGAGAAGATCGACCCGGTGGCCGCGCTCATGAACGCGCACACGCGAGCAATCCACTACGGAAAGGAGGCCACATATGACCCGAACCGATATGCGACGGCAGAAATCCTGGAAAAACTTTGGGGCTAAGATCCTGAACCTGTTTCGGGATTCGACAGAAGTGAAAAAGGAATACAGCCTGGATGATCGGGCGTTCCTCGAATTCCTCGGCCTCCGTCCGGATGAAATCGACGTGCGCGGGGAACGTGGACTGCGGGAGGCGACGGTTTTCGCTTGCGTGAAGATCCTTTCCGAGGCGGTGGGAAAACTGCCGCTGAAGGTCTACCGGGAAACGGAGCGAGGGATTGAAAAGGCGACGGATCACTATCTGTATCCGCTGCTGAAATACCGCCCTAACCCCTACATGACCGCATCGGACATGTTCCGGGCGGTCGAGGCACAGCGGAATCTGCACGGCAATGCCTACATCGTTCCGGAGGTAATCCAGTCAGGGCCGGACCGGGGAAAAATCCGTTGGCTGTGGCCGGTTGACGCAAAGTACGTGCAGATCTGGATCGACAACCGCGGGCTTTTCGGCGCCCGAAACCGTGTCTGGTACGTGGTTACGGTGGGTGGGGAAGAGATTCGCCTTGCCCCGGACGAAATAATCCACCTTCGGGCCATGACGCTCGATGGAATCGTCGGCATGAGCCCGCTGCAGTATTTGCGCTGGCTCGTTGAGGCCGGCGCCGCGGGAACGAAGCACGTGCGGGACTTTTTCAAGCAGGGGCTACAGGTCAAGGGGCTGATCCAATATACCGGAGACTTGAACCCGGAAGCCGAAGAGGAATTCCGCCGGCGATTCGAGCGTATGGCGTCCGGCCTCAAAAATGCGCACCGGGTCGCGCTTATGCCGATCGGCTACCAGTTCCAACCGATCGAGCTAAGCATGACGGACGCGCAGTTTCTTGAGACGGCGCAACTCACCGCGCGGCAGATCGCGAACGCCTTCGGCGTGAAGATGCACCAGCTGAACGACCTTTCCCGGGCGACGCACACGAACATCGAACAGCAGCAAAAGCAGTTCTACGCGGACACGCTGCAGGCGATCCTGACCCAGTATGAACAGGAGTTCACATACAAACTATTCACACCGTCGGAGATCACCGACGGTTTTTATGTGCGCTTCAACGTTGACTCCATCGTCCGCAGCGATATCAAGACCAGGTACGAGGCGTACCGGACCGGAATCCAGGGCGGCTTCCTGAAACCCAACGAAGTTCGTGCGTGGGAGGAATTGCCGGCCGAGCCGGGAGGGGATGAGCTCTACGCCAACAGCGCCCTGGCACCGCTCACCGTGCTAAGGGATCTCGCACTTGCGAAAGGAGGTGATCGGGGTGCAGCGGGAACGGAAAACGTCGAGGGGGCGTAAATTCTGGCAGTTCCGGTCCGCGGCCGAGCCAGGCGTGGGCGAACTGCTTCTCTACGGTGAGATCGCTGACACGACGTGGTGGGGCGATGAGGTAACGCCAAAGCAGTTCTGGGATGAGTTGCAGAAGATGGGCGTCATCTCGGAACTACGGGTTTATATTAACTCACCTGGTGGTGACGTGTTTGCCGGCCAAGCCATCCTTTCGATGTTGAACCGCCATCCGGCTACGGTCACGGTTTACGTCGATGGTCTGGCGGCATCGGCAGCGTCATTGGTCGCGATGGCTGGGGACAAAATCATCATGCCGCGTAATGCCATGATGATGATCCACAATCCTTGGACGATCGCATGGGGGGACGCAAATACGTTCCGTCAGGTGGCCGACGATCTGGATAAAATCCGAGAATCCATGATCCCGGTGTACGAAGCCCGGACGGGGTTGCCGCGGGATGAAATCATTAAAATGCTCGACGACGAAAAATGGATGACTGCCGAGGAAGCGGTCGAGCTTGGATTCGCCGACGAGATCGAGGAAGCGAAACAGGTGGCCGCATCGATTGCGGGACAGCGGATCGTCGTCAACGGTGTGGAGATGGACCTGAGCAGGTTCAGAAACCCGCCGAAACTGATGCCGGTCACTCCCGAACCGCCAAAGGCGGATGGGGCGAAGCCGACCGACGACAAACTCAAACTGCTTTCGTTTGAACTGGAGCTGCTTACTGGCAGCTCTTCATCAAAAACCAAGAGGTGATTTTGAAAATGACCCGTGAAATGAGAGATCTTCAGTCAAGACTCGCAACGGCCGAGCAGAACGCACGCCTCGCTATTGGCGAAGGTCGTGTGCAGGATGCTGAAAAGCACATGGAAGAAGTCCGATCGCTCCGGAAGCAAATCGAAATGCTGGAAGAGCTGGAAGCGCAGGCGCAGCGCGAAGCAGAAAACAGCATTCCGGCCGGCGAGGAGCGCGACCGCAAGGAGCTGGAAGAGCGGTATGCGAAGGCTTTCGTGAAGGCCATTCGCCGGAAGAATCTTTCTGCTGACGATCTCGATGCCGTCGTCTCCTATCGGCGTCATATCCTGAACGTCATGCACGAAGGCGGTGTGACCACTGATCCGGACGGCGACAGCTCGCTCATCGTTCCGCAGGACATCCAAACCCGGATCAACACGATCATGCGGGAACTGAATGACCTGACGGAGTACATCCGGGTCGAGACGGTCAGCACGCTTTCCGGCAGCCGGGTGCTGGAGAAAGACGAAACCATGACGCCGCTGCAAGTGGTGGAAGAATATGGGGAAATCCAGCAGACCGACAACCCGAAATTCGTTCCGGTCACGTACAAGCTCGTGAAGCGCGCCGGGTACCTGCCGCTGACCAACGAACTGCTCCAAGACAGCGACCAAAACATCCTGGCCTACGTCACCGACTGGATCGCGCGGAAGGTTGTGGTCACGCGAAACATCCTGGTTGCCAACCTGCTGAATACGCTGACGGCTAAGACGATCGCGGATCTGGACGCCGTGAAGCGCATCCTGAACGTCGACCTGGACCCGGCCATCAGCCGCACGGCCGTCGTCATCACGAACCAAGACGGCTACAACTGGCTCGACACGCAGAAGGACAATCAGGGCCGGTATCTGCTCACGGACGACATCACGCAGCCTGGCCGGAGACTCCTGTTCGGCCGCCCGGTGGCCGTGGTGTCGAACCGGTATCTGCCGTCCCGGGAAGACACCGGCGCAGGAAAGACCTACGCTCCGATCTTCCTGGGCAACGGTCAGCAGTTCGCCGTCTGGTTTACGCGCGGCGCCTACGAGCTGGCCAGCACCCGCGAGGGCGGCGAAGCCTGGCGGCGTGACAGCACGGAGCTGCGCGTGATCACCCGCGATGATCTGAAGCAATGGGATGCGGCGGCGATGGTTCGCGGAGAAATCGATGTGACGACGGCGGTGTGAGGCGATGCGGCTCCGCACGACGAAAGGTTTCTATGACAAGAAAGCGTGCCGCTACCGCCCTACCGGGGAAGAGTTCGACGTAACGGAAGCGCGTGCAACTGAGATCCTCGCTGCTGGAGTGGCGGAAGTCGTCGAGGACTCCGCCGACTCTGCCCCGCCTGAAGAACCGGAACAGAAGTCTGTGAAGGTTCCCGCGGAAAAGCCGAAACGCCGTCCGCCGAAGGGATGATGCCCGATGCTGGACCTGATCGAGGTCAAGCTTTGGTTGCGCCTGGAGCCATCCGACACAACCGAGGATGTCCTTCTCCAGACGATCATTACTGCGGCAGAGGAATATCTGCGGAACGCGCTTATGTCCTGGATTGACCCTGCGAAAAACCCGCAGGCGAAGCTCCTCGCCATGGCGCTCATCACCGACATGTACGAGAATCGTTCGGCGGTCATCGAGGACGCGCGAAGCGCAGCGCAGGCCAGCGGACTTCGGCCGACCATTCGGGCTCTGTTGGAACAGCTCAAATACGCGTATCCGCAGATCGAGCCACCGGATTTTCCGGACGTGGATGTCGGAGCAGCGGTCGAGCTTCAGCTGGTTGCTCGCGGCGGGTCGCGTCCCTACGAATGGTCGATTATCGATGGAGAGATGCCGGACGGTCTTGAACTTGATTCAGTGACTGGAATCATCGCGGGGACGCCGACGACGGCTGGCAGAAAGGTAGTCACGGTCGAAGTAAAGGATGCAGATGGGCGCACATCCAGCCGAACGGTAGCAATTACGGTGGTGGATTCGTCGTGAAGATCGGCGATCTGAGGCACCGGGTGGAGATCGGCCGCTACACCTCCGGCAAAGATCAATTCGGCAACCCTCTGCCGAAACAGTGGCATCCTGTGGCCGCCGTCTGGGCCGCTGTGGAGGCTCTCACCGGGCGCCTTCGCTTCGAATCAATGCAGACGGCGGAGCAGTCCGACCATCGCGTGACGATCCGCTGGCGCCGCGGGATCGAGCCGGGGATGATTGTTCACCACGACGGCCGTGAGTTCACTGTTCAAGCTGTTCTGGACCGGGATGGTCGCCGCCGCTGGCTGACGTTGCTCTGTAAGGAGGTGCGCCCGGCATGAGGATGAAGGTCCGAGTGAAAGGCATGGAGGAAATCAGCACGCACCTGAACATGATGCCGCGGGAAGTGTCGGGCGCGCATCTTCGGGGGGCGGCACTGGAAGGCGCCGAGGTGATACGGGCTGAGGCCGAAAAGAACGCGCGGGAACGGAAGGTCACCGGGACGCTTGCCGGCGACATCCACGCCGAGATCGCGAAAGAGAGCGTCGGCAGCCGCGTGGTCGTCCAGATCGGCCCGGGCAAAAAAGGCTGGTACGGTCGCCTCGTGGAGATGGGGCACGCCATCGTGCGCGGTACCCGGAAGGCAGACAGGAAGATCATCGGCCATGTTCCGCCGCATCCGTGGCTCCGGCCGGCGCTGGACGCGAAAAAGCATGAGGCTCAGGAAGTGATGATCCGGGCCTTCCGCCGGAGGCTGAAGCTGAAATGAACGTCTCGCCCCGGGAAGCCGTATATGCGCACCTCATGTCCGACCCGAACATCACCGCACTGGTCGGCGACCGAATCTACCACCAAACGCCGGACTTGGACGCCGCGTATCCGCTGATCGTGCTCAACACCATCTCAAACGTAAACCGCCGGGACCTCTCGTCGGTTTTTGCGTGCGACACGCGGATCCAGATCACGATCATGGCCGACACGCTCAAAGAGGCGGAGACCATTTTAGCTACCGTTCGGGCCAGCCTGGATGGTTACAACGGAATGATGGCCGGGCACCTACCGGTGCTCGCTTGCCTCGTGGACAACTTTTCGCCTGATTACCTCGAGGACGTGGGGCAGACGCATTACCACGTCGACGTGATTATCACGCACAAAGGAGTGTTGTAAAATGGCCGAAACGACCGGTCTGCGAACGAAATTTTACCGCAGCGAAGACGGTTCTACGTTTACGCAGATTGCGCAGGTCGCCTCGATCACGCCGCCACAGCCGGAACGCGAGGTGGCCGAGGTCGACGAGCTCGATCCTCCCGGGGACGTTCGGAAGAAACTTCCGGGCATCATCGACCCGGGCGAAGTGACGGTGACGCTGAACTTCGATCCGACGAACACCGGACACCTGGCTCTCGAGCAGGATTTCCGGGATGGCCAGGCTCGACAGTACCGCATCAAGCTGCCTAATGGTTGGGGCTGGACATTCCAGGGCATCGTGACCTCCTACGCGCCGCAAGAAATCGCCTCCGGCGACGTGGTGCAGGCGGAAGTCACGATCACGCTGTCCGGCGTGTATCAATTCGGGGAAATCACGGACTGATGTGAGGAGGACAGAACGTGAGCAAATTTCTGACTCGCGACGCAATCCTGAAAGCTCAGGACCTGCCGACTGAAGAAGTCGAAGTCCCCGAATGGGGCGGTGTCGTCCGCGTCCGCGGTCTCACCGGCGCCGAGCGTGACGCATTCGAACAGTCGATCGTTGAGCAACGCGGGAAAAACACTCGCATGAATCTTCGAAACATCCGGGCGAAGCTCGTGGCTCTGACGGTCGTGGACGAGGAAGGGAACCGGATCTTTACCGACGAAGACGCCGAAGCGCTCGGCAAGAAGTCGGCGGCCGCGCTCGATCGTGTTTTCGCAGTGGCGCAGCGGCTGTCCGGTCTTCGGCCTGAAGACGTCGAAGAGCTCGCGGGAAACTGAGGGCGAACCCGGCCCGCCGGTTCTATTTTCGTCTCGCCCTTGCACTTGGGATGACCGTCCAGGAGTTGCTTTCCCGTGTCAGTAGCCGGGAGCTGGCGGAGTGGATGGCCTTCTATCAGCTCGAACCGTGGGGAACAGAGACGGAGGACTGGCGGGCCGGACTCATCGCGTCGACAGTCGCGAATGCGAACCGTGACCAGAAGCGTCGCCGCAGGCCATACGAGCCGCAGGACTTCATGCCGAGGAGGGATGTTCGACCGAAGGAAACAGAGGAGCAACCCGTCGAGGACCAAATCGCAATCGTGGAAATGTGGGCAAGGATTCTTTCAGCAGCAAATCAAGAAGGCGGCCGGTGATTCGGCCGCCTTTCAATCATTTTTCTGTTTCGGCAGGTGCCGAGGTAACCGATACGCTTTTTGGGGCACGAAGCCCGAAATAGGCTAGGATCGCGAAGATGATTCCGAGGAAAAACCCAATCACTCCGGCCGCTCCGGTCAGGAGTGTTGTTCCGATAGCGCCGCCGATAGCAGCTCCCGCCTGCTCGGCTTCGTTCGCTGATGTATTGATCGCATCTGCTGTGGTGCTGGCGCCCATTACGAAGGCGCTGATCGGGAGCAGGAAGCAGAGGATACATAACACGAGCCAAACCCGTCCCCAGGCACGGCTCTTTCCCGTTCCTGCCCAATAACCGACTAGGAGCCAGCCGACAAACAGAGCCCATACCTGAGGGGACGCTGCGAACATGGAAACCACGAAGTAGAAAGCCAGTCCGCTGAGGAAACCGCCGACGATGGCCGGGAACCAGCGGATTTTCTTCATACATATCCGCTCCTTTGCAAAATTTTCCGCAATTCGATCATAACCGAGGTGGCTAGAAATGGCAACGGTAGGCGCTTTCAATGTCGCCCTGATCGCTTCGACAGGGCGCTTTGTTTCGGCAATCAGCAAGGCCGACCGCCGGTGGAACAACTTCGCGAGGAACATCCAGCGCCAATCCCGGTCCATGCCAGAGGCGATCCGGAAAGTCACCCCGGTCGCCCTTACGATGGCGCGGGTGGTGACGCGGGCAACCGCAGTTGCTGGTGCAGCCCTGACCGGTATGGGAGCTGTCGGGGTGAAGATGGCGGCAAACTTTGAACAGAGCCAGATCGCCTTCACGACGCTTCTTGGATCGGCTGAAGAGGCGTCTCGTTTTTTGCGTGAACTCGAAATCCAAGCCCGCCGGACGCCATTCGGAATGGCTGAATTGCAACAGGCCTCCCGTCAGTTGCTCGCCTACGGCTTCACGGCTGATCGCGTGCTCGAAATGATCACGCCGATCGGCGACGCAGTTGCGGCGATGGGCGGCGGCTCGCAGATGTTTGAGTCCGTCATCCGAGCGCTCGGGCAGATTCGCGCAAAGGGAAAGCTCGCCTCGCAAGAAATGCTCCAGCTCACCGAGCAGGGTATTCCGGCGTGGGAATTTCTCGCCGAGGCGATCGGCGTGACCGTCCCGGAAGCGATGGAGAAGGTCTTGAAGGGGGCCGTCAGCTCGACAGTTGCGATAGACGCTGTGCTGCGCGGCATGATCCGGAAATTCGGCGGCGCCATGGAGGCGCAGTCGAAAACCATGCTCGGGCAATGGGAGCAGCTGAAAGACGCCATGACCACCATCACCCGCGGCATGGGTCAGGACATCATCCGGATTTTCGGCCTCGCATCGGCGATGGAAAAGCTGAACGCGGCGATTGGTCGATTCGCCGATCTCGTGAGCCGTGAAGGGTTCCTCGGCGCTCTTCGTCGCGCCTTCCCGCCGTGGGTGCAGCCGATCATCATCGGAATCGCCGGCGCGATCGGTGGCGCGCTCGTGCCGGTCATTGTCGGCATGCTAATCCCGGCGCTGAAAAAACTGCGGATGAGCCTGGTTGCGACGATGCGGCCGTTGCTCCCATGGATGGTGATCGGGGCGGCTGTCGCGGCGACCGCGCTCCTGATCGCGAGGTACTGGAACCAACTCGGTGATATTGCGCGCCGGGTGTGGTCCGGGATCGCCGCGATCGTTCTCTATGCCGTTTCGCTCATTGTGCGCGGGACGGGGGCGATCATCGGCGCCATTTCTGTTTTCGTTCCGGCCCTCCGCGGTGTCTCCCAGGCTCTAACCGACATGGCGAACCGCCTGAAGTCCATGGCTGCGCAGTCCATGGCGGCCGCAAAGACGTCCGCCTCCGGAAGCACGGCTGTCGCTCAGTCTGCGCAGCAGGTGGCGACTACGGCGCAGAAGGCCGCGGAGGCACAGCAGGGGCTTGGGGAATCGGTAGAAGAGGCTGCGAAAGCGGCTCAGAGCAATTTGCAATCTTTCGACGAAGTGCATTCGATACAGGAAGAGATGGCCGATTCTCCCGCAACACTGGAGCTCGCTGACCTTGAGATCGGGGATCTGCCTGGCGTGGCCGGTCTCGGGAACGCATTCGCGGATCTGGCGGACGAAGTGGATTCGGGAACCGGGCGGATCGCTCAGGCGTGGCAGAATACGGTGGATGCAATTTCTGGTGCATGGGAGCGTCTAAAGGCGGGAGCTTTATCCACGTTTCCGTGGCTCTCGAATGTAGTCGACGGTTTCGCTAGGGCCGCGGACTGGGTGCGCAGCAACTGGTCGACCGTCGGTCCGGTCATGGAAACCGTCGCCGGCGTGCTGGCTGTGGTCGGCCTGGCCATTTTGGCCATCACAAGCCCGATCGGGGCGGTTGTGGCCGCCGCGACAATCCTCGTTACTATCGCGACACTCATCATCGCCAACTGGGATGAGGTTGGAGCGTTTCTGAAGAATCTCTGGGAAAGGATTAAACCCTTCCTCATCTCGATCTGGGAAGTAATTAAGGATGCAGCCATTACCATTTGGGATGGCCTTGTTGCGACGGGGAAGGCAATTTGGAACGGATTGAAAACGTTCTGGGCTAACTGGGGTGACACCATTCTCGCTCTGCTCGGTGGTGTGTGGCGGCAGATCGGCATCATCATTGAGACTGCGATCAACTTGGTGAAGAACATCATCGGCCTTGTCTTGGCGCTGATTCGCGGCGACTGGGAAGCCGCATGGAACCATGTGAAGGCCATCGGACAGACGGTCTGGAACTTCCTCGTTGCGACTTGGGAGAATATCCGGGCCACGGCCGTAGCTGTGTGGCAGTCGATTAAGGATAATATTCAAGCTGCATGGACGTGGATCCAAAATGTCACGAAAGCCATCTGGAACGCGATTGTTGGATGGCTCACAGGACTTTGGGAAGGAATCAGGTCCGCTGTATCAAACACTTGGCAAAATTTTCGGGATACGATTTCAGAAAGGTGGAGCAACATCAAAACGAACACCGAAACAATTTGGAGCAAAACGAAACAATGGCTGAGTAATACATGGGACGCAATATCCTCAACTGCCTCCACCACATGGGGGTGGATCCGGGACAGAATTTCAGCACAGGCAAAAGAGAATACCGCCCAAATCGAGGCGAGCTGGAATAAGCTATCCGATATATTGTCGCGGATCTGGGAGCGCATTCGAGACCTGGCCGGTCAAATCTGGGATGGAATTGTGAGTCGGATCAAATCGGCAGTAAATGTCATTATTGGTGCCATCAACAAGTTTATCGACGGCCTGAATTCTCTCAAAATTACCGTACCAGAGATTAACATTCCGTTCGTTGGGACGGTTGGAGGTTTTACGATTGGTTTGCCTCCGATCCCGAAAATCCCGATGCTGGCGAGGGGCGCTCAGGTATTCGGGCCTACGCTCGCCATGATCGGCGAGGGCTCACGCCCCGAGGCAGTTGTCCCGTTGCCGCCGGGCGTCCGGGACCTCGGGGACATGGTCCCGAGCGAAGAATCGCTGGCCCGAGCGATCTATCAGGCATTCGTGACAGCGTTGCGCGTCACGCAATCGTCCGGAGCGCAGTCCGGTGCGGATCGTGAGATCGTGCTCAAGGTAGGGACACGCGAGTTTGCGCGCGCTATTCTGCCCGAGATCATCGCAGAAGGTCAGCGGCAGGGTCTTCAACTCGTCGTCCGGCCGCAAGGGATGTGATGAAGTATGGCAATCATCAAAATTGCAGGTGTTCAAGTGGCGCGCCCCGCCGAGGTTAAGGTGGGGCGCTTTGACATTACGAAGGCTTCCCGGACGGCATCTGGCCGCATGGTGATGGAGGTTATCCGCCCGGGCGTCCGGCGGGTGGATGTTGTCTGGAGTTATCTGCCTGACACTGACCTGCAGACAATTCTCGACTTGCTGGCAGCGAACAAGCCTTTTTTCAGCTTCGAGTACCCGGATGCTGGCGGCCAGAAGACGATGACGTGCTACGTCGGCGACATTACGACGTCGCTCTGGCATACGCGAGGCGGCGTTCGGTACTGGGACGAGGTTTCGATCCCGTTCATTGAGCAGTGACAGGAGGGAGGACCATGGCACGAGTGAGCATTCCGAGGCAGCAAGTATCCGATGCCGGGCTGATTCCGGCCTATTCGCCGGCGGCCGAAGACGGGCACAGCGTTGAGAATTCGACGGGAAAGATCGTGCTTCACATTTGCAACACGAACGAGGAGGAGGTCACGGTCACGATCCGCTCCGGATACACCGTGGGTGGTTTGAAACTTCAGGACCGGCAGGTGGTCGTTCCGCCGGCCGCATGCGTCTTCATCGGCCCGCTCGATCCGCAGGTGTACAACCAACCCGGCACTTCGCAGGTCTGGATCGATTATTCTCGGGCCGAGAGCGTGGACGTGGCAGCGCTTCTCATCACGTGAGGTGATTGACGTGTATCCCGTGACACAGGGTTTCATGGAGCGGATGCGGGCGGACAAGCGTCAGGTCGACGTCCGCGTGACCATCGACTACACGAACTGGGAGATCGATCAGAGCATCCAGATAGATGCCTCCGAACAGACCAATGTCAGCTATCCACGGCAGGTGGCCGACGGGGTGCTGGAAACGACTCATAAATGGGCTTCGCTCGACGGTTCGTGGACGCTCGATGGATCCTACCATCTTGCCCCGGAGCCGGAGGACCTGAGCCGCTACCAGTTCGGCTGGTGGGGCCAGCAACTGGCCGGGGTGGACGGCGCCTTCGCCGCGCCGTATCCGCGCCTGATTATTACGCATCTTCCCCGGCCGATTCATTTTCTCCGGGTCGTCGGCAACACGGCGCGGGAAGAATGGCCTGTAGACTTCCGGGTCGATCTGTACGCGGAAAACGGGACGTTACTCCGCTCCGAAGTGGTCACGGGAAATAGCTCTGTGGACTGGCTGCTGGTTCTTCCGGTGCCGGTTCTGGACGTCGCCCGGCAGGAGCTGACCATCACCCGCTGGAGTCATCCCGGACGGCAGGCGAAGATCATTGAGTTTTTCACATCGATCCAGGAGACCTATTACCGCGGCGACGTGGTCGAGGTGCGGATGATCGAGGAACGCGAGGTATCGCAGGGCAGTCTTCCGGTCGGAAACATCAGTGCGAATGAAATCAGCATCCGACTGGCAAACGAAGGCGGAAAATTCGACGTGACGAACGACCAGTCTCCGCTTTGGCGCCTGCTCAAACCGAACCGCCGCATCCGGGTTTGGCTCGGCTCCGAAGACGAATGGGTGCCGCTCGGCACATTCTGGTCGCTGGACTGGGACAGCCCGGACGACGCGCTGGAGGCGATCGTGACGGCGCGGGATCGGCTCGAATTGCTTCGGAAAATCACGTATCAGTCCAGTGCGATCCAGCAGAATGTGAGCCTCTACACACTGGCCGAACAGGTACTGGTGGATGCCGGGCTAAAGTCGGGCGAATACGCCATCGACCCGGCACTCCAGTCCATCATCATCCCGTGGGCGTGGCTCTCGCCCACGTCGCACCGAGAGGCGTTGCGGATCATCGCTGAGGCCGGGCTGGCCGTCGTGTACGCAGACCGTGACGGCGTGATTCGGGTCGAGAGCATATCCAGCGTCCCCCCCACTCCGGTCGCGGAGATCACGGCTGACGACTATTTCCCGCCGCTCTCCGCCCCGTCGAGACAGGACCAAGTGGCGAATGAGGTCGTCGTGACGACTCAGCCGCTTCGTCCGGCCGACGCTCCACAGGAAGTCTACCGGTCCATGACGCCGATAAATGTGCCGGCCGGGCAGACTGTCGTCGTGACGGTGCAGTACATGCAGACGCCGGTGATCAACGCAGCGGCCTCGCTGATTAGCCCGCCGACGGGCGTGAGCATCACTGAGGTGACGTATTACGCCTGGGGAGCAGAGGTCTCCATCCGGAACACGTCTAGCGCACCGGCAGACGTGACGCTCGTCGTCACCGGCAAACCCCTCAGCGTGCAGGGCGGGGAGCAGGTCATCGCCCGGGATCAGACCAGCATCATCGAAAATGGCGTCCTCCGGTACGAATACCCGGCCAACCCGCTCGTGCAGACGCTCGTGCAGGCGCAGGCAATTGCGACGGCACTACTGACCGGTGCCAAAGACCCGCGCCGCGACATCGAAGTCGAATGGCGCGGGAATCCGGCTGTAGAGCTTGGGGACAAGGTGAAAGTAGTTGGACAGGATGTGCACGTCATCAGGCAGGAAATCACGTGGGCAGGAGCGATGACAGCCAGACTCACAGGCAGGAGGGTGACATGACATGCCGTGGCAGACACCGAAAACGAACTGGGCGTCGGCGGATGTGCCGGCGCCCAGTGACTTCAACCGGATCGAGGGCAATGCGGCAGAGCTGAAATCGGCCATTGGCACCCACAAATTCGCCCCCGTCCTCGATCACCCGGACGGAAGCGTGACGGATGCCAAGATTGGCAGCCGCACGATCAACGACACGTCAGTGCCGTCGGGGAACACCGGGACGCTGACCTCGCTGCTTGGCTGGCTTGCATACATGATCAAGGCCATCACCGGGAAATCGAGCTGGCGCACGGTACCGGCGACGACGCTTGAGGCGGCCGCGGCGCATATCAGCAACACGAATAACCCACACGCTGTCACAAAAGCACAAGTCGGTCTCGGCAGCGTGGATAACTACCCGACCGCATCGCAAGCCGAAGCGGAGGCAGGAACGGCCGCGAACAGGTTTATGACGCCGCAACGGACGAAGCAGTACGTGGATACCAGGTTACAAAACGGACTTACGCTTCGGGAGCACAACGGGACCGTGGAAAGATGGAATCAGCAGAAAGGGGAGTGGGAGCCGGTGGCAGCGGTTTTCCCGGTCGGTCGGCTACGCGGGGCGACTTTGAGCCTAACCAGTGAACAAAACAATGCATATTATACGGTTCTCGATATTTCGGGGGTCAGTGGGCGCCTCGAATTTGTACGGGCCCAAGTCTCGAACAACGGCCCCGGCTATGTCTTTTACATGAGGGTCACGGTTGACGGAAAATCGGACGAATTTTCTGCTCAATCCAACACGACGGCGAACATGTCTCTTGATTACTTGGTTCGTCCATATGGAAGCGCCAACAACCTAGTCGGCGACGTCTCAGATCCTATTTATTTTCAAAATTCGGTAAAAGTCGAGATCAAGAAAACAAACGCCGTGCTTAGTGCAACGGTACGCTACAGGCTCGCCGCGGGCACACCATGACCATGACGGAGGGGAAGGGTATGGCAGTCACGACCAAAATTATCGAAGAAAACGGGAAGCAGTATCGTGTGACTGAAGATCCGGAAACAGGCCTTTATATCAAAGAATGCCTTGACGAGGGAATCCCGCCGATGCCGGAACCTGATCCGCTCTCCGACCCCATAACCCAGTTGCAGCTGGCAGTGGCCGAGCTCGCGGAAGCAATCGAAGCAGACAAGACCGCCATCCATCTCGCCCTCGCCGAGCTGGCCGAGATAATCGCGGGAGGTGACGAGTGACGTGGCAAAAATCTACTACGATTTGATCAAAAAGGGACTGCGCACCATCGACGACGTGCCGCTGCGGTGGCGCGCCGAGGTGCAGACCATGCTGGATGCAGACACGAACACGGGCTCCGCATAAGCGGGGCCTTTTCATTTGGGGGTGGTTTTGTGGAGGGAGATGTGCTCAAATATTTCCTCACGCAAGGACCGTTCGCGGTTCTTTTCGTTTGGCTGCTGATCTACGTGATGAAGACCAACCGCGAGCGCGAAAACCGACTTCAGGCGCTTTTGGACAAGTTTTCGGAGAAATACGATGTGATTATTTCCGAAATCCGAGACATCAAAAATATGATCGAGAGGGATGGTTGAAATGGAAACCATCGCTACGGACATTCTTTCACTCGCCGCCGTTGTCGCGGCATACGTCGGCGTCGTGAAGGCATACGGCATCGATCCAAAGCACAGCCACGTCATCGCCCTGGCGATCGCGGCTATTTTTGTTTTGGTGCCGGAATTCATTCAGCAGAAGCTGTTGTTGATCTCTGTGATTGGTTTGACGGCGTCCGGGGCCTACCAATACGTGAAGAAGCGGGAAGGTGGTGGAAATGGCGCGGGGAATTGATTGCGCAATACCGTTGACGCTTGAAAAAGCCCGTGCCATCCGTGCTGCCGGGTATGAATTCGTCGCCCGGTATTTGGTGCCGGAGCGCTATGCCTGGAAACGCCTCACCCGGGCGGAAGCGGAAGCGATCACGGTGGCCGGCATGAAGATCGTGTCGGTGTTCGAGACGGCTGCGAACCGACCGGCCGGCGGTGCTGCAGCGGGCGCCGTGGACGGCGCAGAGGCACTTAAAGAAGCGAAAGCCATCGGTCAGCCGATCGGGACCGCGATCTATTTCGCCGTGGACTACGACGCCCAGCCGCGGGATTACGATGCCATCGAGGAGTACCTGCGGTCGGCGGCATACGCGATCCCCGGGTACCATGTGGGCGTCTACGGCTCGTATGCCGTCGTGGAGGAAATGGCCCGACGGGGAGCGGCGCAGCATTTCTGGCAGACCTACGCCTGGAGCCGCGGGCGGAAGTCGAGCTATGCGAACATCTGGCAGCACAAAAACGGCGTGACGCTGGCCGGCCACACCGTCGATTTGAACGAGTCTTACGGCGGCGAGGGCTGGTGGGATACGAGGCAGGAGGTGAAGCCGAAAATGGACCAGAAGGACGCTGAGAAGATCATCAAAATCCTGCAAGCTCACTACGGTGTGGTGGCCGAGCTGGCCGGAGCGAAGGTTGCCAACCAAATCACGGAATTTCGCCGGCTCGCAAACGAGATCCGTAAGGTGGCCGGACTGCCGTTACAATGACGAAACCCCGCCTGGCCGTGTGGCTGGGCGGGGTGTTTTTTATTGACGAATATAGTCTAAAATTGCTATATTTTAGGTGTCCGATAGGACGGCCTCACGTGCAGGAAGCACCGCCGTGGGGCATTAGCATTATAAGGGGGATAATAGGATGAAGAAGTTATTCTGTATCATCGTCACTATTGTTTTCTTACTGACCGGCTGTGCCGAGTCCACAATTGAAAGAGTTGACACAAGCACAAACAGTCAACCAAATACTGGTGCTTCAACAAGCGGTGCATCAAGTAATCAGACAGCTACTGAGACGGCCTCCACTGCGCAGGCGAGCAATAAAAATGCGCCTGAGATATTCCAAGTGGGCGACACGGTTAAATTTGACAATTTACAAATTACATTGAACGGTGTCAGGGAAGTCAAAGAGACCGAGTTTTTATCGCCCGATAACGACAAATATCTTGTGATTGATCTAACCATCGAGAATGTTGGGAGCGAATCAGAAATTGTATCCACTCTCATGCAGATGGAACTGATGGACGCTGACAGTTTCTCATATTCACCAACGATTTATCTCGACGCCAAAGGCTCGGTGGATGGAGAAATTGCCCCTGGTCGCAAACAGCGTGGCGAAGTGGCGTTCGATGTGCCGGACTCTGATTACTATGAATTTATTTTTTCCGATCCGTTCACGACAGGACAAGCCATCTGGCGGATCGAAAACAATGACATTGTACAATAAGCAAAATCCCCCGTATGCGGAAGCACCGCTGCGGGGGAATTTTTCTGACCAAAATCTGACCAAAATTTTGTGAAATAATATGGAATGATATGAAAAGAGAAAACAAAGAAAGCCCGATTTTACGGGCTTTTTGATTTATTATGAATATATATAATAGGTATAAATAATAAAGTTCGAGATGGAAGGTTCGATCGGATAATCTTCCGGTGTGCGGTGATAAAAAGGCAGCTGGGATAACCCGGCTGCCTTTTTGGTTTGAGAACCCTTTTTTATCGCGGATGGGTGCTGGAGCCGGATCCGCACGAACGCCGGCAAAAAATGGCCAGTCGCGGAGGACAACCCGTTCCGGACCGCCATACACTGTATCAGACAGGCCGGCGGGGGCCGGCGGCCCCGCGGCGGACAAGCCGGCGCCCGGGAAAGCCGACGGTCCCCGCCGGTCTGGTTCAGCGGTCGGAAGGGAGGCCGGTCAACCGATGATCGACTGGAAACGAAAGCTCGCCAGCCGGAAATTCTGGGCCCTCGTGGTTGCCGTTGTCACCAGCGCCCTCGTGCTGGCCGGCGCCGGCGAGGACACCATCGTGAAAGTGACCGCCCTGGTCACGTCGGTGGGCGCCGTGATCGCCTATATTTTGGCCGAAGCGCAGGTGGACTGCAAAAACGGTAACGGCAACGGCTACGGAAACGGCATCGGAAACGGCGATGCCAGCGGTCATGCCGGCCGCCATGAGGGCAACGGCCCAAATGGCAGCGGCAGCGGCGGGAAGGAATCCGGAAAAAGGAGCGGCGGACGATGAAGGCCGCCGATTTCATTGCCCGCGTCGCGCCCGTCGCCGTCCGGCTCCGCCTGGAAGGTTCGCCGATTTTTCCGTCCCTCCGGATCGCCCAGGCGGCCCACGAAACCGGATGGACCCTGCACGAATGGAACAATCTCGTCGGCCTGAAGGCGGGCAGCGGCAAGCCGACGCCGTACTGGGACGGGACCGTCAAAGTGACGCGGACGTGGGAAGTGATCGGCGGCCAGCGTGTCGAAACGGCGGCCAGCTGGCGCGCATACAAGTCCATCGAGGACTGTTTCCGCGACCAGGACCTGCTGTTTGCCGGCAGCCGCTACGCGCGGGTACGGGCGGCCCGGACGCCGGAGGAACAGGCGGACATGCTCCAGGCGTGCGGCTATGCGACGGATCCCCGGTATGCGGAAAAATTGAAGGCTGTCATGGCCGCGTACAACCTCGTCCAATACGACAGGGAGGCGTTGAGGATGCAGGAAGTGATCAAGTCGATGGAAGAGCGGCTGAAGCGCCTCGAGGAAAAAGCCGGCGAACTGGAAAAACGGCTGAACCCCGTTCCGGCGCCGGCCTGGTTCGTGGCGGAATTCGGCAGTGCGGACCTCGGCGGGCTCATCCGCGAACCCGCCCTCATTCCCGAAGCCTGGCGCGCGCTGGCCGTGGCGCTCCGGGCGCAGAGGAAGGCTTGA